GGCTGTTGTACGCGTCGCTGTAAACCAGATCCAGGCTTCTGTACGCGAACCACAGCTTGAGCGCCGGTGTCACCACCACGTTTTCCAGGCTCGGCTTCACCACCGCCCACATCGGGCGGTCCGCCGGGCTCATCCTCTTCAGCAGCGCCTCGAGGTCTAGACCGATTTCTTCGTGGGCCAGTTCCAGCTTGCGCGTCACATCGATCCCCTCGGCGCTGGCCACACTCGTCAACTGCGAGTCCAGTCCGGCTAACTGCTCGATGCTGGCGGGAGGTCCGTCCGTGAATAGTGCCATGCCCTTACGCCTGGCTCTTGGCGCGCTTCCCCGCGTCCTGGATCCGGTTCCATTCCGTCACTGGCAGGAATGTCAGTTGCACCTTGCTCGCCGCCAGGGCCTCGTCCGCCGCCTGCTTGGCTTTGGCTCGCGCCTCGCGAAACGACGCTGCGTCCGCTTCCGTCGCCAGCCGCGCCGCGCCTTCCACAATTAACTTCGCCGCAATGGCTGGCGTCGCTTCGGTCAGCCTGCCGGCAAACCCTCCATCCGGCGTCTCACAGCTCTCGATCACTGGAAATGGGTCCGTGATCTTCGCTTGCGTGTCCCGTATCTTCTGGTAGTACAGTCTCAGATCCATCCCGTTCTCCTCGCATCTCGTCGCGGGCCGGCCGCCAGCTCACCCGGCCGCCAGCCCGCTTCGCGGCTCCGTCTCGTTAGGTGTTCACCTGCACGCCGCATGCGTTGCGCAGCACGCCGCATCCGTACAGCACATCCACCGTGAATTGCTGCGCCAGCGTATTCGGCTGGTAGCTCATCACTACCCGCATGCCGAAGTTGCCCAGCTCGGCATACTCCGCAATCGCTCCCGTTCCCGGAAGAGGTTGCGGCAGCCGCCGAACCACCAGGCCGATCGCGTCCCGCGTGAACGCCAGGTTGTGCGTGTTCACCGTGCCGCTCCCCGTCTTCTGCACGAATTGCGAACGGAAAATGTAGAAGTCCTTGTACTTGCCGATCGTCCCGTCGATCAATGCCGCGAGGCCCGCCGCACCCGCCGTCTGGAATTCCTCGAACAGCGGAATCTGCCGCCAAGCCGAGTAGGCTGCCGAGTCCACCACGATGTACTTCTGCTCGCTCGGCGGTATCTTCGCCAGGAACAGAGCCGTCTCCGCCGCGTCGACTGTGGCTTCCGTCAGCGGCGAACCCGCCGTTCCTACCGCCGTCGAGAAGCCCGGGTACAGGCTCAGCAGGCTGGTTTCGATGCTCTGCGCGATCGCCGCTACCGCCGGCTGCATGTAGATCTTCAGCAGGTCCGGTACCGCCAGCACTTTGGTCACATCCGGTATCTGGAAGGTCGCTTCCATGTGCGTGTTCAGCACAATCGGCGCACTGGTGAGCGGCGGATTCTGCGGCGTCACCGAACCCTGGGCCGCGAGGTTATTGGCTACCAGCGTCGGCGGTAACAGCACGTTCACCGTATCGCCGGCGTTTGCCAGCACTGGTTCGTAATCGCGATTCACCAGGTTGCCCATCACCAGATTCCCTACCAGCACCGGCAAAGCATCCGCCGCCACCAGCTTTACAATCGCGCTTGCGACGTTAGTTGTTGTAATTGCTCCCATTCTTTCTCCTTGGTTTGTACTTGCCGGCCCTGCCAGCCGGGCTTGTCACTACAGACCCTTTAAGGTCTGCGACGCCACGCGCACGATTTCCTCTCGTACCCGCCGCATATCTTCCGCGCTCATGCCCGGCCGGATTCGGTCGATCGTCACCGCTTCGCTTCCGCCTGCCGGACTCTTCAGCATCCCCGCCATTCCGCTCCCTCCGGGAATGCGCGCCGGCAGAAACTCCGGATTCTCTTTCACGAACGCCGCCAGATACTCGCGTACCGGCAGTTCGCCGCTCTCGCTCCGCGCCACCAGCCGCCCGTCCTCGCTCCGCACGATCTCGTCCTGCACCGCCTTGAAGGCCAGCTCCACCTTCGTCACGCCCAGCCGTTGCAGTTCCGACCGCACCGCCGATGCCCGCTCCGCCTCCTCCGCTATCTTCCGGCTGCGTTTGTTTTCCTCCACCAGCTCGTTCACGCGGCGCTCCAGTTGTTCCCGTCGCCGCCGCTCCTCCTGCAACTCCGCCTTGTGCGCTGGCTCTGCCTTGGCTTGCTCGTTGTTCGCAAATTCCTGGATCGCCTGCCGCACGATTGTCTGCACGTCGATTCCTTCCATGCGCCCCTCTCCCAGAACTCCTTCGCCACCCGCTCCCACCGCGCCATCCTCGTGCAACCCAGCAAGATCTTTCTCCTCTTCCATCGCCTACTCCCCCGCCCCATCGATCTCTTCCGCCACCCGGCTCTTCACTTCCTGTCTTGCGTCCGCCAGGTATTGGAACGCCAGCCGCTTGTAGATCTGCTTGGTGAGCGTAGGTGAGTGGATACCCAGGTTCAGCAGCTTCTGCGCGTCATCCAGCTCCGTGCCGAAATCGTCGATGTCGAACTCATCCATCCCCGCCACGTCGATCGAGACTTCGTCCTGCCGCGCCCCCGCCACCGCCCACAGCACCTGCTTCATGCTCTCCCGCACCGTGGTTCCATAAGTCCCCAACACCTCGGCGGTCGTCGCGAAGTCCAGTTGTTTGCCCAGCGCCGACTGATTGGCCGAGCTCGACGCCCCTCCCATCGCCTGGTTGTTCAGGTAACACACCCGGTAAATCTCATCCTTCATCTGCACCAGGTTGTCCGCCGCGATCTGGTAAACCTTCCCCTCCGGCTCCGTCCACCCAAACCTGTCCTCCGGTCCAAGTTGGATGTAATAGGATTCGCCCACCATCTGGTTCCACTCCCGTTCCGAATACACCACCGGCATCGCGAATAGCCCCATCGTCAGCGCCCACCCCAACGCGTTCGATTTGTTGAAGTGCTCCAGTTGCAACAGCGCGGCTCGGTTCATCAGCCATAACCCCTCCGTCACCCGCATCCGGAATAGCGGCACCCGGCCCAGCGAAGCCAACGCGTGCCGCCCTACGTCGATCTGCTCAATCGGCTTCCCTTCGCCCGCTTGCCGGTAGACCTGGAAATTCTCCCGGTCGTAGTAGATCCAGCGCGTCTCCTGCTCCCACCTCGCGTCTGTCACCTTCGATTGCTGAAGACACGACGTTCGGATCACCGCCCAGTCCATCCCCCCGTTCGGGTCGTAGTTCCAGTTGATGATTTCGTCCGCGCCGTAGTCCGTCAGGTATGCCCGCGACGTCCCCGCGGCGTCCTCTTCCGCCCGCGTCAGCGCCGGCCCCGTCGCGCGCGGAAAGTCCACCACCAGGTAACTCGTGCCGCATACCAGCGCTTCCACGAATCGCTTGCGGAAGAACTCGCTCAGGCTGGTGCCCTTCAGGTCGCAATCGTTCGCCAGCAGGCTGTAGAAGTCCTTCGCCCCGGCGTCGGTACCTTCCAGCATCAGCGCCGGCTCGCGGTGCATCAGCGTCGCCGCGTACCAGTCCACGATCGAGCCGATGTAGTTTTGATAGAACACCCGGTTCAGCCGCTCCTGGTAAACCTCGCCTGGCTCTTTGTGCCGCCGCAACAGGTATTCCGCGGCGTGCGCCCGCAACTGCTCGCCGCCCAGGTAAAGGTCCTTGTAGCGTCTCCACGTCGCCTTTCGCGCCGTGTATTCCGGATGTTCCCGGTTGATCGTCTGCATTAAAACAATCGCTCCCGCCGCTCCCCGATTCTCGGGAGCATTCTGCACTCCTGCCACAGCAGGTACCCCAACGCGTCCGATAAGTGCGTCCTCATTCGGTCCCTGTCTTTATCGATTGCATTCGAATCGGCCTTGTAAGTCACCTGCTCCAGATCCTTGATCAGTTCCTTGCACCGCGGGTCCACCAGCAGCCCGACTTCTCCCGCCGCCGATCGTAACTTCGCATTCGTCAAGTTGATCCGTTCCCGCACGCTCGGGTTCGCCCTCGGTACACGGTATTGAAGCGTCATCCCCGAGTGCGCCTGAAAATACTCGCGGATCATTTCGTAGTCCGTCGCCCCCGTCGTTTGCCGCTGGTTTCCCGACGCGTCTCCGTAAATATGAACGCCCGCCCAGTGTTCCGGATACCGTTTCAGGAATTCCTCGCTGGCTTCCATCGTCGTCCCGTTTCGCACCACAATCTCATCCAGTACCAGCACTTTGCCGCTCGCCACCTGCACCACCAGCGAACTCATCGGGTCCACGTTGAAGTCCAATGCCCACAGCAGTGGCAGCCTCTGGTCCCGGTTCACATCCTTCACGTTCTCGACCCGCGAAAACGCGCTGTAGACCGTGCCTCCGCTCAGGCTCAGGTACGCGCCCAGCACTTCCTGCCGGAAGAATCGCTCGTCGTAGCTCTCCTGCAGCCGGTCGTAGAAATCCGGCACTCTCGCCAGCAAAAACCGGTTTTCGTAAGGTTGCGCCACCACAACCTCGTACCCCTTGCTGGGTCCCTCCACGAATTTCCGGAACACCCAGTCGTACCCCTTCGGCGTCCAAACAGCGAAGCCGCACAGCCGCTGCGCTTTCGGGTCCCGCAAGCGGCCCTCCAGCCGCAGCCACGCCGCCTCCGGTGTGTAGGTCAGCTCATCCAGTCCGAACCACGCCAGGTTGGTCCCGCGCAACCGTTCGAACTCATCCACCGGCCGGAACACAATTCGCGATCCCGTGTCCTTCATCCGCAGCGTGTTCTCCGCCTTGTTGTGCTCGTACGGAATCCGGTTGCTATCCAATATCTCGAACAGCGTCGCCTGCGTCGCGTCTCGTAACATCTGGTAGGTCGGCGCCCCCAACAGTCCCATCCGTCTCGGATTCAAGTAACTCAGCCGGATCGCTTCCTGGCAAAGCGCCTGGCTTTTGCCGCTCCCGATCGGCCCCGAGAACCCCTTGAAACGCGCTGTCAGATCGTGAAAGGATTTCTGGGAGGGCAGTGGGTCATAGGCTATTCTCCGGAGTCGGACGTCGCTGGCTCCACCCATGTCACTTTGATCTCCTTCGCCTCGTTGGTAGCTTCCTCTAACTCCTTCTTCATCTGTACGAGTTTGATGTAGTCTCCCACCGATGGGCTGAAATCGGTCTCCGTGATTTTCTCCTCGAATTTGGCGATGGCTCTGGTGAGTACTGCCGAAATCTTGAGCTTCTGTTTCAGTCCCCGATAATAGCTGCAATCCCTGCAAGGCTTGGAAATCGGTTTACCGTTTTTCTTCACCTTGGTCGTCATTGTGCCCCAAAAAGAAAACGGCTCCGCGATTGACTCGCGAAGCCGCACATCCCTGTTCCCGTTTTGAATGTATCATCGGGGCGCTTGCACACCTGCCCCGAATTACTTCACAACTGATTGAAAACTCACGAAAGAAACTTTTCCCTGCATCGGTGAAGACGATTTGGCTGGTCGCCGCCCACTCAAAAGAGCCGCGACCGTAGGGAGCGGAACGGCTGGTCCTAAGCCGCCCCCGTGGCGCAGCCTTTTAGGCTGCCGAGCCGAGACTCATCTCGGCTTTTCTTCCCTTACTCGCCAGCCACCGCCGCTTCCGTCACCGTTTCCCGATGCAGCTCCACCTTCCACCGCTTCATCCACAGGAACAGCGTCAGCAGACCCCATAAGTGATACCCCACATTGATCCGCCTCTCCATGTGGTCGCGGATGAGTGTCTCGATCGACCGCTCATGAAAAATGCCGCTCGCCTTGACCGCTTCCGGCGTCAGCGTATCCATCAGCAGCCGGCGCAGCGGCCGCCGGAACCAGTCGTGCGTCGGTATGTCGAATCCAGCTTTCTTCCGGCTCAGCACTCGCTCCGGGATCTTCCCCCGCATCAGTTCCTTCAGCACGTACTTTTGCCGCCAACCCCGAATCTTCAGCCGCGCCGGCAGCCGCCCCGCGAACTCCACGATCCGGTGGTCCAGCATCGGCGGCCGCACCTCCAGCGAATGCGCCATGCTCATGCGGTCCGTCTTGTATAGGATGTCGTCCGGCAGGTAGTAATTCTGATCCACCCGCATATATCGCTCCGCCACTCCGCCGTTGCCCGTCGTCACGCGGCGCGCCAGCTCCGCCAATCCATTGTCGCCGCCGCCGCGCCGGATCGCCTTGAGCTGTTCGCTTGAGAACGTGCCGTTCCAGAAGAAGTGCGCTTCGTCCGGATCGAGCAAGCTTCCCTCGATCCCTCGCTTCAGCTTGTACTCCAACCCGATCTTCTCGTCCGACACCGGAACGTATCGCTCCAATGCCCCATGCACCCATCGCCGCAGCCACCGCGGCGTCAACCGCAACGGCCTCGCCAGCCGGTCCGCCTGGTATGTTTCATATCCGCCAAACAGCTCATCCGCGCCTTCTCCCGAGAGCGCCACCGTCACGTGCTGCCTCGTCATCCGCGAGAGAAACCAGACCGGAAGCGCTCCCGCATCCGCGCTCGGTTCGTCCGAGTAGTACGCGAAATCTTGAATCGCGCTTTCCAGCTCCGTCTCCGGGTTCAGGTCGAATTCATGGTGATCCGTCCCGTAGACTTGCGCTACCTCGCGGAAATACGGGCTCTCGTCGAAACTCCGTCCACGAAAGGAAATCGAAAATGTCTTCAGCCGGCTCCCGTTCTGTTCCGCCGCGTAATGTAGAATCGTCGACGAATCCACTCCGCCAGAGGCCCACACTCCCAACGGCACGTCGGAAACCAGGTGTTCCCGCACCGACTCTCGCAGCAGCCCTTCCAGTTCTTCCTTCGCTGCCCCCAGCGAATAGCGTCGCGCTTCCTCGCGCGGCAGCTCCCACCACCGCTCCATCCGGCACGTGCCCCGGCTCCATTCGAGGATGTGTCCCGGCGGTACCTTGCGAATTCCCTCGATCAGCGTCCTGTCTCCCGGCACGTAGTTCACCGAAAGAAACCGGTCCAGCGCCCGCTCATCCAGCCGCCGCGGAATGTGAGCGTGTTCCAGGATCGCCTTGAGTTCGCTGCCGAAGTACAAATCGTCGCCACCGCGGTAGTAATACAGCGGCTTGATCCCCATCCGGTCGCGCGCCAGCACCAGCCGCCTGCGTGCCTCCGACCACAGCGCCACTCCGAACATTCCGCGCATCCGCTCGAAGCATGAGGTGCCCCACTCCATAAATGCCCGCAGCACCGTCTCCGTGTCGCACTGCGATCGGAACCTGTGCCCCAGCCGCTCCAGATCGCGCCGGATTTCGCGATGGTTGTAGATTTCGCCGTTGAAGACAATCACCGTGCCGCCATCGTCGCTTACGATCGGTTGATCGCCGCCGCCCAGGTCGATGATCTTCAGCCGCACCGCGCACAGCGTGATTTCACTGCCCTCGTATATCCCCTGCTGGTCCGGCCCCCGATGGCGTATGGCGTCGATCATGCGCCCGGCCACCTCCCGGTCCCCTGCCCCGCTCGCCCGCGTGAATCCCGCAATTCCACACATACATCTCTTCGCGATTTCCGGAAACCTTCAGTGTATCCGGTAGGCATGCTCTAGAGCTTGCTGAAAAACAGCAAAAGCATCATGGCCACGGATAAACACGGATAAACACGGATTGAAAGTAATTGGCTTATCCGTGTTCATCCGTGTTCATCTGTGTTCATCTGTTCATCCGTGGCCCAAAAATGTTTCTTCGGATTTTTTCAGCAGCCTCTTTAGCTTGCCCGGCGCAAGCTTACTTCCGTTGACGCTGGAGCTGGAAGTGATTCGTTGCGCC